CCGGCATTGTTGCGCCTGCCTCTCGAGCCATACGGTCAGCCGTACGCGTATCGCCTGTAACAGGTGTTGCACCGCCACCGCCGCCGCCTACACGACCAAGGCTAATTTCAGACATTTTTGGTATGTCTTTAAACGGGTTAATTAAATTCATTCCATCAATAATTTTGTTTGTCATTCGTACGTGTGCGTTAGCGACCATTTCAAAACCAGCAATCAAACTATTTAAAACAAAATTTACGCCGTTTCTAAACGTCTCAAATTTTGTGTAAGCAACAGTCAAACCAGTTACCAACGCCGCGATACCTACCGCGATTAAACCAAACGGGTTTAACGCCATAGCAACATTGACCGCGACGATCGCCGCTGCAACCGCCGAGATTGTGCCAGCAATAATCAAAAACGCTTTAGGGTTACGTTGCGCCCAATCAGCCATTGACTGCAAATATGGCAACACTTTTTGCAACACGGGTAGCAACGCCGCACCGATACTTTCTTGTGTTTCAGCCAAACTGTTTTTTAGTATCTTAAATTTGCCTGCTGCGGTTTCTGCTGATCGTGCGGCCGCACCACCAAAGTTGTCGTTTAACGCCATCATCACTTCATCGAGTGACGCGCCCTCTTTAATCATGCCCATCATCTCGGGCGACAACGCGCGTAGGCCTCGCATATTGCCTGCGTACGCCTTAGACAACGCGTCAGCGACCGTAGCCAAATCTGTGCCTGAACCTGTTGCAATATCTTGAGCCAAACCAAGCGCGTCAGTCGCCTCGCCAACATTTTTAGTACCAAGCAACAATGCGGCAAATGCTGGTCGCAACTCGCTGTCAGCCGTACCCGTTGCCCTCGACATAGCCGCAATCATGTCCTCAGTCGCTGCAACCGTTGCGTCGGTAGCGCCAACAACGTTTTGCATAGTGTTAGCCAAAATCGTTTGTTGCTGTTCATCTTCGGCTGCGGCTTTAGCCGCTAACCCAAGCGCGCCCGCAACCGCTGTCAACGCCGCCGCTGCTGGCACGGCCGCTTTCTTAATTGCAAACTGTGCCTTCTCGCCAACTGTTTCTAGTTGCTTAAATTCTTTGATTGCTTTGTCAATGCCTTTGCCGTCAAACTCGCTGACAATGGGTATAGATAATGCCATTACAAACCTGCCTGCACTACGCGCATTGTACGTTTAACTAGTTTTTCCATTTCTTGTTCAACTTGTGGCAAATGTTTTTCAACCGCTGGTTTAATAATGCGCGTTTGATCGTCACCCACAAAACCCAATGATCGACCTAAACGGTTTGTTGTTTTACGACCTGCTGTTTCCCAAACTGCGGTTGCAACGTCTTTTTGCAAAATAAGAATCACGCCGATCGCCTTTTTGCGTGTATCAAATTTCATGCCAACGCCGGCAATTGCTTTGCTAACTCTAAATTTCATTAGTTGACGGCCTGTAATTGGATCAACCCATGATCGAGCCATACCCGACAATGCGTACGGGTGACTTTCATTGCTTAACGGTTCGTACGCTTTTTTTGCTGCGTCAATCGCTGGCTGAGCAATTGTTTTTGCATCTGATTTAAATTCTTTTTGCAACTCAGGGTCAATTTTACGCAAACCGTTTATAGCGTTTTTAACACCGACAACTTGTATTTTTGCTGATGCTGGCATTGCGCTACCTCTTTTGCTTATTTAATAGCGTAATCACCGTAACTAGGTCACGCGTGTCAAACTCGATTGTCGTAGGCCAGTACCCTGTTGCAACTAATAACTCGGCTAGTTGCCGTCGGTAACTGCCTACGCCGTAGGGTTTGGGTTTGTCTCGTCAATCGCCTCAATGGTCATGTTCGGGTTTGCTTTAACCCAATCGCGATATGTTGCAGGCATTGTTTGACCACTAAGTTTTAGCAAGTTGTACGCCCAGCAAACTAGATCGGTGTAGCCGATACCTTTGCCGTCGCTAATTTTGCGACCCTCGGTTTTTTCCCACTCGCATATCACAAACATATTCGTTGTAACTTCGACTGGCGCTGTGCCGTCGTTTAGATCAACTTTTAGTTTTAATCGCATTGCCTATTCCTGTTCTCGGCCAGTAAAGGCACGGTTTATGGGTTGGTTGTATCGACTGTTAATGCGCCGCCTTGGAATACGACATCATAGGTTGACAACTCGCCAAGTGACGCGTTGATAACTGGCAGACTTTCCAAATAGCAATCAGTCAAAACAAATTTTGGGTTTGTTGCGCTATCGACTGCCGATGTCGGTTTAAGTGTCACCGTCGTTTTTGCGCCGATCAAATTGAACAAAGTCGCGTAAGTCTCAGTTGCGGCAAAACTCGCATACAAAGTCAATGTCACTTCGTTATTGACTAACCCTGCTGTGTAACTGCGTGAGTTTGTGCCAAACGCGGTGTCCTCAAGAGCCTCGACCAAATAGGTCAAGGTTGCTGACGTACACATATCGGATAAATCAACGCCGTTGATCGTCAATACCGGGTTTGATAAGTAAGTTGCGCTAGCCATGTGTTACTCCTTAAGTGTCTGTATTAGTTTTACCATAACGGCTGTCTGTTTGTGTGCATTACGCGGTTTGCGCTTGTACGCCTACCGATATGTCGTAGCACGGGTATTCTTGCCCGCCCATGTCGAGTGTGCCGGGTCTGCCTGACATGACGATTATTGCCGACCCTAAAACGGTTGCGGTAATTTGCAATATTTCGCGTAACACGGGTAGTCCTGCTGGGCCGCTGCCGACGACTTTGATCGGGTAGTCCATGCGTACGATGTTGCCGTTGCCAGCAATCGTCGTAAAACTTGGTGCTTGTATAAAGACACAATTTGGCACAAGTTTTGTTGGGTCGGTCACGACACGCAACGACGTGATCGCGGTTAGGGTCGTAGCGAGATCGTCTAGAGTCTCGTTAAATAGGTCGGTGTATGGTGCGGGCATTACGCGACCGCTGGTCGGTCAATACCTAACAATTGTTTAACGATCGGTGTCAACGATTGTTGGGGTGCTGTACCCATGCCGTCAAACGACGCAAACACGTTCTCGAGCGAGCCACGCGAACGCCACAACGCCGCCGCGTACATCAAAGTGCCGAGCGTGACATCACCGCTAGGCGACGTGCTTAATGAATCGTTGTAGCCTGCCTCGGCTCGTCGGCGACTACAAAATTGGTTCGAAGCCGATACGGCTTGCGTGATTAGCGTGTAATCATCTGACGGGTTAGTAATTGACACGCCCAAATACGTAACTAAGGTGGCGGCCGTAATCCATGTGCAAGTGGGCGTGAACGCAACCGTGCCGGTATAGATCGCAACAAAATCAACATCGTCACCTGTGCAAGCAAACAATATTTGATTTGGTACGGCAATCGTTACGTCATAGTTAAATTCGCCCGTTGTGCCGTCAACACCTGTGTATCGGTATTGTGGGCAAGCCAGCACGGTGTACGTGCCGTTAAACGGTGCGCCTAACGCCCCTACAACTACGCTGTCGCCAACCTGTATGTCGGTTGGCTCGAGCGTAGATATGCAAGCGTAATTGTCAACTAATTGTTTGCTGGCTGTCGCGTAAGTTGCCATAAGCGGTTTGTCCGCCTACGACTAAGCAACTGTGATTGCTTGTACGAAGCGCGAGCCTGCTGTTGCGTCTGTTGCGTCTTGAAAGAACGTTGCAAAATATCCGTAGTACGAGAAATTTTCGCCCAACAATGCTGGGTCTTGTACTCGCATAATTCCGCGTTGCTGTTCGTACAACTCGATTGCTGGGGCGTGTACAACAAGCATTGTGCCTGACGCAAAGTTGCCGTCAACAACGATCTCAAGACCCATTGGGTTCATGCCTGACCATGATGCGGCCGAACCTGCGCCCAATGTGTTTTGACCGATAAGACCCGGTGCGCCAATTGCTGGGAATAGTGGGCGCTTGTCATTGTCAAGTTGACCGCCCAATTTCTGCCACACGTCAACGCTTACAAGCAAATGTGTTGCAAACAAGTTTGTCGAGTTGCTGATGTTAAACGCGCAACCGTACAACGCTGCCATGAGTGTTGTTGGGTCGCCTGCTGTGACTGTCCAAGTAAAACCTGATGCTTGTTTTGCGGTGACGCAAGCATCGGCCGCAATGTTGTCAGTTTCTTTAAGGTACTGTCCTTGCAAGTCTGTCAAAATCGCGTTAAGCGCTGCAGGGTCTGTGAAGTCAATATCTTGTTGGGAAATAAACACGC